AATGAAAATGATAATTCAATATCATTATATGAATTTCCATAGTATTGGTCTAATTCATCTTCTGACATTAAATCAAATTCTTCTTGAGATATATAAGTTCTATTGTATTTCATACTACTTGCTTTGTATTAGTAATAATACTAAATTCTAATAACAAAAAAAAATATCTTTGAAGATATTTTTGTTTTGTGAAAGGGTTATTGTAAGTGAGTGCCTAATAAAAATATTTCTATTTCTATTGACACTCACAATTCCATGTGAAATGGGAATTAGTATCAGGCGTCAGTGAAATCCTGAGTTAGGAAGCAACTTTATAGATGTTCACTCATCTACTACACTAGACTTTCTTCCTTTGTGCTAGTCATGGATATAAATGTGTAGAGCCCTGGTTATCCAATTAAACATATACGCCACGTAGATTACCCCGCCATATATGAGTATACTAATAGATACTCTAATATATTCATAAGTAAATTCTTTAATAGAAAAAATATTTACAAATTATTTTGAACCTATTTACTCTTTTTCTAATTTTGTATATATTTATTATCAAATAAGCAAGCAACATGAAAAATTTATTATTGTCAGGTAGAACTGCAACAACATTAGAATGGGATATTCTAGATGTAATTGGAATTTCCAAAACTAGAGAACAACAATCTCTAGAAATACAACAATACAATTGGGATAATAAGATTGGTCCTCAATGTGATGGTATGACTTATTTAGAAATAGAACAATTCAATAACACTTACAACAACTTTAGATAATATGGATAATTTACTACAAAAAGCATATGGTATTGTCTATGAGAGAAGTGAAGAAAAAGATAGACAATATGGAGACTTCATTGAGAGCATGGCTAGGACTTCAAGGATTGCATCAGAATTGTGTAATAAAGAAATTACAATAGAAGATACATATAAAATTATAGTGGCCTTAAAGTTATCCAGAGAGGCCCATATGCATAAAGAGGATAATATCCTTGATTGTGTTGCATATCTTGCATCATTAAATGATTATGAGAATGGAAAAAAAGAAATATAATACAACTGACTTAGACCCTGAAACAACATTTGAACGTCATGTGTTTCATAGAGACCAATTTGCTCACTATTTAAGGTGGACACATATTCTCAAAGAAAGTAATATTGGAGAAACAATTGTTGACTTTGGGTGTGGCAAAGGAAATTTGTTAGAAGTTCTTTATAGAAATAGAAAGAAACAAAAACATTACATTGGAATAGATATTAGAAAGCAAACTATTGACCAAGCAAATGAAAAATATTCTAATGTATCATGGGCATACTTTTATGCAGATGATTTAATATTTCCAACTATGGATTATACAGAATTTTGTGCAGATAAAGTTTGTTCTTTTGAAGTGTTAGAACATGTTGGTAAACAAAATGTAGATAGATTTCTAGAGAATTTCAAATCATGTGGTAATGATTGTGCGACATATTATTTATCTACACCCAATTATGATGAAAATGTAGGTGCAGCAGATAATCACACTTATGATAGTGGAGATGGAAGAGGAGTTGCAATACAAGAATTTACACATCAAGAACTGGAATTTCACTTATCAAAACATTTTACTATAATTGATAAGTTTGGAACATTTGCATCACAGAAAGACTATAAACCTCTTTTGAATGATTGGCAAACCCAAATGTTTAATGAATTACAAAGATATTATGATACTAATCTAATATCAAATATAATGGCCCCAATGTTTCCTGAAGCAGCAAGAAATACATTATGGGTAATGAAAAAGTTAAAATAAACCTCAAATAAAAACAAAACAGTATGTTGAGTATCAAACACGTCCTTGCATCAAAAGCAGATAGCAAGGCAACAATCAATGACAGTAGTCTTAAACCATTATTAAATGGTCTAAACGTTGGAGACAACATAACCCTTTATTATCATGATTACAATTGTGCAATCAGCTATCATTCATCAAGAAATGGCACAACTTGGTATGCAGATAGTAAGTTTCCACCAGAAATGATTTCACCAAAAATTGGTTATCCAGTTTATTACAATGTTTCAATTGTAGAACCTGAAGATACATTCTTTGGAATTGGTCTAACTGATGAATTTCAACCAATTAGAAATTGGGCATGTGATAAAGGACTTTACAAGAAAGGAGACCTCAAAACACAAACAGTCAAACTTCAAGAAGAAGTTGGTGAATTAGCAAATGCAGTTCTTAGAGAAGATTATTCTCAAATTCAAGATGCAATTGGTGATATTGTAGTTGTGTTGACAAATCTTGCTTACTTGTCTGAAATGACAATTGAAGAGTGCATCAATGTTGCATACATGCAAATCAAAAACCGAACAGGTTCAATGCAAAATGGAACATTTGTAAAAGATGCAAAATAAGCATAACTTTTATTTGAGTATTGCTTCAACTATTTCTAATGCAAGTTATTGTGATAGAAAAAAAGTTGGGGCAATACTTGTCTTAGACAATAACATAATAAGTTTCGGCTACAATGGGACTATAAAAGGATTTAATAACCAGTGTGAAGATGAAAATAAAACCTCTCCTCTCGTTCTTCATGCAGAAAGCAATGCAATAACAAAATGCTCCAAATCCAATTATAGTTCCAAAGGCGCCACTTTATATACAACACTATCTCCATGTTTTGAGTGTGCAAAACTTATTATTCAATCTGAAATCAAAGAAGTTTACTATTTGGAGAAATATAGAGATATTTCAGGAATTAAATTATTAAAGCAAGCAAATATATATGTCAAACAAATTCATTGATGCTCAACATGCATTTGAGTATTATTATGATGAAATAATGGAAATAGGTGAAGATATAAATGATACAAAAGTATTATACAATGTTGGATTTGAAATTATGCTTCCAACACATAATACAATTGATACACCTTGGAGAAAATGGAATAAAGAATATGCAGATTATGAATGGTCTTGGTATATGAGTGCAAATCCATCTGCAATTGAAATATCAAAACGTGCATCAATATGGAAAAATATGATGGACGAAAATGGTTGTGTAAATTCCAATTATGGATTTCAATGGTCTAGAAATAACCAACTTGAAAAAGTTATTGATATTCTAAAAAAAGACCCAACAACAAGAAGGGCATCAATTTCACTTTATGATGGAAAAGAAATTGATTTATATTCCAAAGATACAATATGCACTTATGCAATAAACTTTTATATCAATAATAAAAGATTAAACATGCAAGTAATGATGAGAAGTAATGATTTGGTTTATGGATTTTGTAATGACCAGTATTGTTTTTCCAAATTACAAGAATATGTTGCAGATAAACTTCATTTGTTAGTTGGAAGTTATTATCACTTTGTTTGCAATATGCATATCTACAAAAGACATTTTAATCTAAAAGCAAAAGGGGCATAAGCCCCTTTTTTGGTGAGAAGAACAGTATGTTAAATAAAAGCAAGCAGCAATTTACTTCTCTTAAATAAAGATATTAAAAAAATTTTTTTTGTAAGTATTTTTTTATATCATTGCAGAGATTAGTTCTCCATCTGAAGTATCTTTTTCAATTCTTGTAATTAAAAGATTTTCAAGAGATGTAATAAAATTTTCAATCTCATTTTGATATTGCTCTGTTGGTATTGTATGAATATCTCTTTTATTGAGATTTAATTTCATATCCATTACAGTTAAAAAAATGTGGGCAATTGTATTTCCATAATCTCTTTTTAATTTTCTAAAAGTTTGAATTGAAAAATATTCAAACTCATCTTGCAATAAAAACATTTGAGTAAGTTCTTTAGTTATACTCTCAATTGGAAATTTGTAGCTTGGATTATCTCTAACTAAATCATTTAACAATGGAAATATTGATTGTTGTTTTGTCATAAAAAAAAGAGGGGAGGAAAAAAAAATAGAATGTATAATGGAAGCACTATTAGAATAGCAAAACCTCCCCTCTACTAAGTTTCAAATTCAAACTCAGATACTTCATTCTCTTCGTTGAGTTTGTATTTTATTCTATGCCCCACAAGACCTGGTTGAATTGGATGATGTGTTTCAATTAAAAGCAAATCATCAATACCTTCAAGTTGAAGATTATAGAAAAATTTTTGTTTTTCTGCTTGATTAAAAAGTTTTTCCATTTTAATCAATTTGCAGTCAAGTATTTTCTTGGTAATTTGGCGTCCCATAATAATAAATATCTCAATAATTAAAAAAGTCCCAAGTCTTTTGGATTATATTGAATTGATTTTTCATACATTCTTTTTCTTGGTTTCAAATTATATTTTTCACAAAATTGCTCATGTATACTTTTATCACTTGATAAATCATAACCAATTTCTTTCAAAAATAAAAATGTTTCAACCCAATCTGATTTTTTTACATTGAATAGTTGTGGAGCATTATTTCTGGCAGGTCTACCTACACTATTTTTTTTATCTTTTGGTTTTTTACGTCTTACAACACAAAATTTACCAGAATTTTTACAAACTTTACACTTATTATCGTATCCACTTTTAATTTGTTTGTTTTTCCAGAAATAATCAATTGTCTTTTCTTTAAGACATGCACAACACTGTTTCATTTTTTTGACCTATTTTTTTTAATGATACTCTTTATTGATTTACAAAGATAATCAAATCTTGATAAAGAGTATACATTCTAGGTGAGTTTTAGTTATTTCCAACCTTTTGCAAGTGATGCAATATATCTTTGCTGATATTGTGAATAACAAAACCCTGCTCTCATTCCTCTATCTTTTTTCTTTTCTCTTACCATATCATCACCCATACAACGCGCCATAAAATCATTTAGATTTTCTTTTGCATTGGGAGAATATTCAAATTTCTTTCTTGCAAATTCTTCACTCATTGCAACAACACCACCTTGTTGACCTTCATCTTTATTTACAGTTTTTGAACAAGCCATTTTGGAATATTCTTCAGTATAACCAGCTGATTTATGTTTTTCCATACAATCAGTAGTTGGAAGAGTTGCAAATTCTTTACTTTCTTTATTTGCATAAGCAAACCCTTGAGATGTTTCAGTTTCCAATTCATCAATATTATCTTGAATATCTTCAGTAGCCATATTTTGTTTTTCCCACTTTGAATAGCAAATTGCTGCAGCTTGGTCTTGCTCATAACCTGCATTTATTTCTTCTCCTATACAGCGAGAAATGAATTCTTGTTCTGTTTCACTTGATTTTGGTTTAATCGGCATAACTTATATATTTGTTAGTTTGTTTTTCAACACTTTATTTTCGGCATGTAATTCATCTATTTTTCTTTCCAAATCTTGTATCTTGATATTGAGGGCTTGTATTTCGCTCTTCAAATCGTCAATTATTGTCTTATATAGATTTACAGAAATTTCAAGGTTTTTCAATACAGAATTATCAGTATCTGCTTGTTGTTTTTTTCTTCCAACAAACCAGGCTGCAATTGCAGTCAAAGAATTTGATATTATTAAAATAATTTCGTTATTCATATTATTCACAATTTGTGCAAGCACCATATTCTGGACCTAAATAATAAGGAAGATTTTGGTACCAGCTATTAGTTCTAGGTGGTCGTCTCATACCAGGAGCAAAATGAATTCCACCAAAATAAACCTGATTTGTAGATGGCATTCCATCTTTTTGAGTATATGTATACCACCATGGATAATCACTTGGAAATGCTTGAACTCTATCAATTAAACGTTGCCCATAAAATTCATATCTACCCATTTCTATTTCTCTAAGATATGACATACCTTTAATATCAATAGAAGTTCCTTGTTCTGTATTTCCGATGGTTATAGCCTTATTCATTTTACGAGCAAAAATTTCTGGCATTGCTTCGTAGTAGGCTCTATGAATTAAATAAGGTGCAATATAATCGTTGAGCATTATACTATCTGCTGTTGACATTGTTCCACCAGATAATTGAACTAATTTTACCAAGTTCATATAATAATCATAGCCAAGCGTTCCAATCAATGTTTGAAGACCAAGTTCTTGTGCCATATAAATACAAGAAGTCAGCAAGGCCATGTCAATATTTTGGTTGAGTGTGCTGAATGCCTTTAATTTTGTTTCACTTATGAGTAATACTGTTGCCATTATATTCCTTTTGTAATATCAATTTGTTCTTGTTCTTCAGTTGGCAAAATTTGATTTTGCTCAACACCCAAATTGATTGGTTGTTTATCACGAAGAAATAATAATTTTTCAAATACTTTCATCATCTCTTCTTGAATTGGGATAATCCTTGTTTGCAAAAATAAATTATATGCATCAAGCATTTCTGCCCTTCCACCTAATTGGCCTTCAGTTTTTATTCCAAGTAGCATTGGTGAACTTATTCCCCATACAGTTAAAATTGTTTGGTCAATTTGTGGTTGCATATTTGCATACCACGCATCACTTGCATTATTTGGTAGTGGTGTAATTTGTGGGGCAGTTTCTGGGTTCTCACTAAAGAATAAAAAGAAACGACCTGCATTGTTTGTTGAAGAATATTTTGCCTCAAGTTGTCTATACAAAACATCTCTTTCTTCTTCAGAAGGAACCCCATTTGTAAATGAAATTGCACAACTTCCCATCAAAGAATTTTGTGTATTATTGAGATGGAAATTTCTCACTTCAATATCAAGTTGGGCAGTCGTTAGTCCTGCAATCCAATCACAAGGAGGATAATAATTCATGCCTGGAGCATAACGTTTAATATACATGATTTGCGATGGTTTATCACTTTCAACCATATTAAAAGAAGGCATTTCAATTGGCTTCCATTTTGATGGATTGATTGTTGTTCCTCTCCAATCAACAGAATAATAATATGTATCAATATTTCCAAACATATCTTCTTTTCCTGCTCTTAGTCTGGAAAAATCTGTATGATATATTTCAGCAATTCCACCATCATTTGATTTTACAATGTTGAGTGCATAACCACCAAATAAAATTCTATCAATAACACATTTTTCATATACTTCATATACAGTTTCACTTCTATTGGCCATTGCAATTCTATTTGCATCTCCTTCTTTTACAATAAGATTTTTTCCTTTTACACCATAAATTGTTGCATTTGCACATGCTCTTGTAATTGGCGAATATTGATATATTGCTAATAAATGATTTGGAAATAAATTATCTTCTCCAAAAAATACCCAAGGTTTATTTTTAATAACTTCTTGGTATTGCGGAACGTTGGCAGCATTAAACTCTTGAATGTGAAAACTATATTTTTGATTATCCATATTTAATAAATATCTGTTTTTTTTGATTTATACATATCAATACTTATTAGTGAAATAATTAAACATCTGGGTCATTTCACCACCAGTTAGTTTGCGTGCAAAAAAGAATTGTTCTGTTGTAAAATCAATTCCTCCATCAAACAACAAATTAAATTCTACATCTGAAGTCGTGAATGGAGATGCAGTATTTTCAATATGGGTTATTTCAACACCATTTTCCCAGAATTCTGTTCTTACTTTGCTACCTGATTGATAAACTCTTATTGCAATATCAGTCCAAGCACTAAATGTAAAATTTGTATTTATGATGTTATTTCCTGCCGATGTTTCATTTTCAATATACCAAACAGGGCCTGGTGGATATGGATTCAAATTGAAATCTGCTAATGTAAAGAATGTATTACCCGTTGGATAAGAACCCCCATTACTTGCTACAATTATCTTACCACCTCTTTGAGATACAACATCATCATATATCCTCGCAAACCAAGTATATTCATTAAATGGAGTGGTATAAGTTCCCAATGAATTTTTGAGTTGTGTTGCATTTGTTCGTGCGGTTCCTGACACACCCAAATAACCAATAGGATTGTATAATGGTCCATTACTACCAAGAGGAGCGGTAAATGCAACATTTGCGATTTTATCCCTTGCTAAAAATATTTGATTAAATGCAGAAAATATTTTCGTCGCATCTGTGAAATCAATCCACCATAACGCACCTAAAGCTAGTGGATTATCACTTGGTGGTGTAGTTGAAGGAGTTGGTGTAAGTGTTGGGGTAGTTGAAGTAGTAGGTGTAAGTGTTGGCGTAATTGAAGGAGTAGGTGTATTTGATGGAGTAATTGAAGGAGTTGGTGTATTTGATGGTGTTATTGAAGGTGTAATATTTGGATAGATACAATTTTCTTCTTCTTCACTAACATAAATAACTTGAGCAAAATCTTCATCATTGGAAATATATGGTTCAAAGAAGCATTCATCCATATCATCATTTCCAACAATAACCCATGCTCTGCCACTTTCCAATTTATTAAACGCAAGTGATGGGTCAGTATTACCTGAACTTACCTGCTCGTAGATGGAATAATAATATTGCCCCAAATATTCAAAAAATACTTGAGGTGGTGTTGTAGATAAATTTGTTGTTTGTGCTTCAACAAAACGAAATTTATCATAACGCACATTACTCGTAATAACTTGTGGAATAAATGAAATTCTTTCCTTTGAAGCTATATGTTGAAAGGAAAATAAATAATAAGGGTTTGCAAGTGTCTTATTCATAGACACTGTTGCAATCAAGTTATTCGTTTGGTTTTTCCTTATTATTAGCATTTTCGCTTATGATATAATGTGCATCAAGTTTATCGTCAATCAATATCATTAAAATATTCAACATATATTAAATTTTGCTTCTAAGAACAATTCCTGGAAATTGCATCACAGTTGTTGCAGGGGTATAACTTGATAGTGTTGCTCCTGAAAAAACAGTCTCCCATTGAGAAACTGAACCATTCCATAAAGAAAGACAACTGGTAGTTGAATATAAACCTGAACCATTTGTGTTTGGAGAGGAAACTGGTCCACTAACAGGATAAAAGTTATTCAAGAACCCAGGAAAAAATGATTGGATAAAATTGGTTCTAAATCTAACAGTAGGTGTTGCACCAACATTTGTAGTTCTAATAACACAAAAATAAATACCTTGACCATAAGCAGAAAAAGAAACATCACTTGTAAAAGAAGTTGTCTTTGCCCCTGTTGAATTTACAACCAAAGTGCATGCTGTAGATACAAGTTCATATGGAATTAAACCATTTGTATCATTCCATTGTGAAGTATAAAAACCAAGTTGAACCACATCACTTGTGCTAGTCACGGCAGAAATACTATAATTACAACCTGTATATGTATTTACTCCTGCATCATAGAATGGAAAGCAAACCAAACTATCATATTCATCAGTTTGATATGTCATTCCTTGGCTACTGATGATACCTAATCCACCTTTATTGGTAGCTAACCTAGGCAAATTCAAAATATTTGGAGATATAATTGCATTTTGTTTAATATCAATACCTGTATCATTTCCAAGCCCATCTTCAATGGATTGAAATGATGATGTAATTCCAGTTGAACTATCTGATAATTTCAAAAGGCCCTGGTAAGATTGATTTATTTGTTGTCCTGTAAGTTGAGACATTGTCTTATATTTTAATAAATTTTATTTAATTTGTTGCTCCTGATACTACCCATTGGCAAGTGTTTATGTTTGATGGTAGGATTAGAATTTCCGTTTTTTCTACTTCTGATAAACAATCCATAATTCTATCTTTAATCATCACACCATATCCCATAAATTGTTTTTGACCTGTTTCAAGGTCAAACTCACACATTTCATCAGGATATAATTGCCAAGTAGTGGTTCCATCACTTGGAAATCCCATACAAGTATCAATCCTTGAAATAAGGTCAATCGCTTCTTGTTGTTCTAATAAAATAATATATTTTACCATGTGCTATATTGATATTTTGTTTTGAGATAATTCATAACATTATTATACTCCGAAGCCGATAATAATCTATTGTATGCAATAAATTCAAATACATCATGAATTTGGCCCAAATCTGAACTTGGGTCATATCCAAAATCAAGTCTAACTACATTTGTAGAACCTGTTAGTGTTGAGGTTGCAGAATTTGTGAATGAACCATTAGTAGTTGCAGATAAGAATGCACCATCTCCACTTGAAGTTAAAAGTACATTAGTAGTAAATGGCATTCTTACAATGGTCGGTTTTGCATTTACCAAAGATAGATTTTCAGGGAATTGATAAGATTGATAATACCAAACATAATTACCTGTAAATGAAGTAGGGTTCAAATTGTTATACATTGTAATTGCCCAACCTTGTGATAATGGAGATGTTCTTTTCACCACAGCAAATATTGTTTCTGCGGAGAATGAAGTTGAGGTTGTAGAACCTGTCATAAAATCACGATTAGCAAATCTCATTGAAGTTCCAGTGAAACTTCCAAGAGTTTGTCCTGTCAAAACTTGTGGTTGAAAAGCGCCTACTGATTGAACAACTGTACCACCCAATGAACCATAGTTCGTCCATGAAGAAGCAGATGAACCACTTGAAGACATAAACCAGAATTGTAAATCAGTCAATCCACTTGGACTAAATGGTGGTGGAGTTGAACTTGGAGTAGGACTTACAGTTGTAGTTTGTGTATTAGTAATAGTGGGGGTGTTTGTGGGCGTTTCACTTGGGGTTTGTGATGGCGTTATACTAGGTGTTGGTGAATTGGAAGGA